GTTTTCGTTCACCGCTATCTGGATCGCCGCCACCCACACCCCCATGGCAAAGGCCCCTGCCAAAAGCGCCCAGCCCAGCTTCACCACGATGTCTAGGCTTTTGAGCCGATTGGATAGGTCGGTCGTTTGTTGACTGCTCATGGTAGGGGTTGCGGTCATGGCGGCAGCAGTCGGATGAATTTCCGGGACTCTTTGAAGCTGCGGTTCTTATCCCACACTCCGTCCCCCTCACGGCCACCACCGGCCCCAGTGTTTCCCTCGATACTTTTAATAACTCCTCTAGCATCATCAGCGACAAGGCCCGTATGGCTCATGTCAAAAGTCACGATGTCCCCCGTCCGCAGCGATGGAATATCATCAGCGAACAAAACCTGCAGCCCACGTTTTTTCGCCCAGTCTTCCAGGCCAAACGCCGCCGCCGTCTTCGGTCTCCATTTCTCAAATCCGGCCGGCGTCAGCTTCAGTGCTGCCAACACCTCCTTGTCCTGACCCCATTGCTGGATGCACCAGCAGACAAAAGCCGCACACCATGGCCACCCAGTCGGTTGATCCTTAGCCAGATCACAAGCCGCTTGATATTCCCTCACCCTCTTCCCGCTATTCCGCCCCACTTCACGCACCCCCACCTCGCGGCGGGCGATGTCGATCAGCTTCTGGCGGACAGTCAGGGTGCTCATGATTTGCGTACCCAAGCCAACAAAAGGTGAATGATTGTATCGACCATCCAGCCCGCCTTCCCGGTCAGGTAGGACAAGGCCGCCACGCGCACGAACTGGAATTTCTCCGGTCCCTTTTCAAAGCGGTTATCCGCCGACTTGATCGCCGACACGATCAGGTTGATCACATCCTTGTTATTATCCGCCAACCAAGTGGCAAGGTATTTCAGCAGATAGGTTTTCATGGATTAAAGCGCAGGCTTTTCAGGAGTTGCAGGGCGGTATCTTCTTCAGCAGCTTGTCGTTCCAGCTCCGTCTCAGTGCGGGGGATCAGCGGAGTGTATTGGAGCGGTTCAGGTTGGATCGGTCTGGCCGGGGTTTGGATTGGATAGGCTTTAAGGATTTGCGCTGCTTCCCGATGTCCCGCGCAGCTAGTCAGACTCACCGAAAAGATTAACGCTGCCCTTAGTAACCATCCGCAGCCCGACCTGCAATATACCAGCAGACATAAGCACAAGGTCCGCATTAGCCGCGATCCACGGCGCGAGACCGGGAGCAAAGGAACCAACCGCACCGGCCACGGTAACCAAGACCCCAGCGAAAGCGGTCTTGGATTTGAAGATGGATTTTGAGCTGCTGATTTCATTCATGACAGGAAAGTTCATGGGGTCACCGGCACAGCCTCTTCGACGGGGTTAAGAATCTTCAGCTTCTCCACATCTGCGGCGGATGTGGTAGCGGCCCGGCTCGTCTCCTCCTTGGCCAGAATGCGGGTCGTGCTTTCCGAAGTGCGGAACATCGAAGTAGCCGCCTCCGCCACCGCCTTCACCCCATAGTAATTTGCAATCTTCCCAGGGATCACCGTCTCATCCTTGCCGGTGTCGCTATAACTCAGCGTCCCCAGCGGCCCGGAATAACTGGCAGTCTCCCCGGCGGACTTCGTAAAGATCGATCCCCCCAGCGAAACCACCGAATCGCCAGAGCTTATCAGAGGCCGCACCGTGCAAGCTGCACACGCCAGCGCCGTGAAAGCGGATAGGGCGGCGATTGCTCGGAGCATGGCGGACCTATCGCTTGTTGTGATCCTTCCCACAAGACTGGATTTCTGTCGGATCAGAAATAAAGGAACATTCGGAACATTAGGCACACTAAGAACTTGCGGCACATTTGGAACCCCATACTTTTCACCCATGGCAAAACTCAGCACCTCCCAAGCTGCCAAGAAACTCAACATCAGCCGCCAGCACGTCGTCCGGCTATGCAAGGCCGGGGTGCTCGCCGGCTCCCGCCTCCATGACAAAAGCTGGTGGCAAGTCGAGCTGCCCAAAAAGGAGGCCGACCCATGAGACTGCTCAACGCCCTGATCAACCTCGGCCTCCAGAGCATCGCCGCCATCCTCGCTATCCTCGCCATCCCGCCGGCCATCATCGCCTCCGTCCTGCTGCTACTAGCCACCACCATCTCCCATCATGCAGACCACCAAGTCCCACGATAGTCTCGGCCGCACCCGCCGCGTCAGCCAAGGTGGCGCAGGCCCCAAGCCCCTGCCCAGCAAAGATGCCCCCAAGGCCGGAGAGTTCGACCCCCGCCCCCCTGACCATCTGGAAGCCCACGGACTCAAATTCTGGGACGACGCCGTGGAGTGCCTGCTTCTCATGGGCTTCATTGATGCCGCTGATCGCATCTTCCTGATCCACGCCGCCGAATCCTTCCAGCTTTACAAGGAATGCCGGGACTCCATCCAGCTCGATGGCCGCACGGTCTGTGACAATCAAGGCAACGTAAAAGCCCACCCTCTCATGAACACCATGCTCAAGTCAGGCAAGGATTGCTTCAGCTACCTATCCAGCCTCGGCCTCACCCCATCCGCCCGCGCCAAGTTCGGCGGGAACGTCAAGGAAGATGACCCCTTCGCCGAACTCCTCAAAGCCCAGCGGGGTAACTGAATGCCCACCAAACCGCCCCAGCACAGCCTGCCCAAGTTCACCGCGCCATCCCACTCCCGGCAGGTTTATGACAGGCAAACCCGGCGGATGACCAGCGGCCTTCGGATCGCCTCCGATCTGAGAAACTCCAGCTTCTGGAAGCGCGTCCGCCTGACTTACATCTCAAGGAATCCCATCTGCGAAAACCCCCACGGCTGGCACGGAGAGTTCCCGCCCCCGGCGCAGGAAGTCCACCACAAGCAAAGCCTGCAGGCCGCCCCGCACCTCGCCTACACCCACTCCAATCTGATGGCCCTCTGCGTCAAGTGTCACGCCAAATACAGTCAGGAGGAACGAAATGCGTGAGCTTGCTTTATTCGCGGGCACTGGCGGCGGCATCCTCGGTGGTCACCTCCTCGGTTGGCAGTGCGTCTGCGCCGTCGAGAAAGACCCCTTCGCTAGATCAATCCTCAACCAACGACAGATCGACCGGCACCTGCCACCATTCCCAATCCATGAAGACGTTACCACATTCGACGGAAACCAATGGCGTGGAAAAGTGGACATTATCAGTGGAGGATTTCCCTGCCAAGACATCAGCCAGGCAGGCCAAATCAACGGGAAACGGGAAGGGATCGACGGCATCCGCTCCGGCCTTGTGCGCGAAATGCTCCGCATCATCAGCGAAGTCAGGCCGCGCTACGTCATCGCAGAAAACTCCAAACAACTGCGGAAGCGTGGCCTTGCTTTTATCCTCTCAGAACTTGCCGGAATGGGGTATGATGCGAGGTGGGGAGTTATCGCCGCTTCCGACGCCGGAGGGAATCACAACCGGCCGCGTATGTGGATTGTGGCCAACGATCCTGGCCAGCGATCACCGCTACCGCAGGAAGTCAGCGAACTGGCGCGGCGGGGACATCGTCAGCCGGATGAATGCAGGCCGCGACCGGTTCGGCCTGACTGGTGGAGTGCCGAACCCGGACTGGCTAGAATGGATGATGGGTCTGCCCATCGGGTGGACCGCACCCGGTGCATTGGCAACGGACAGGTTCCAGGCGTGGTGCCGCTTGCATGGCATCACCTCGGCCCTCACTGATTGACCCCATGCCAGCCAAGCGCCACACCGCCCCGGCAGAAGACCCCGCCACCGCCTATGCGCGATCCGTCCTATCCGGTGAGACTCCAGCCGGGAAGCTCGTCAAGCTGGCCTGCCAACGGCATTTGAATGATTTGGATCGGCAGGGCACTGCAGGCTTCCCCTACCTCTGGGAGCCTGACCGTGGCGCAAACCTTGATGCCTTCTGCCTGCTCCTCCGACAATACACTGGCGAGTGGGCAGGCCAGCCCCTGAGCCTCGCCCCCTTCCAAAAGTTCGTGGCGTATAGCATCTTTTCATGGGTGTATGCCGACAGCGGGATGCGTCGATTCAAAACCGCCGTCATGCGTGTGCCTCGGAAAAACGGCAAAACCTGTTTCGCCGCCGCCATCGCCCTTTACCTGCTGGCCCTCGATGATGAACCGGGTGCCCAAATCTTCGCCGCCGCCACCAAGCGGGATCAGGCCCGGCTAGTCTTCCGGGATTCCTGCACCATGCTGCGGAAGGCCCACCAGAAAGTCCGCGCCCGGTTCGTGGAAAAGGTCAGCGTCCTGGAGTTCCCCTCTACCAATTCCCGCTTTGAACCCCTCTCCGCCGACTCCGACAAGCTCGATGGCCTCAACCCCCACGCCGCCATCTGTGACGAAACCCACGCCTGGCCCTCCCGCGATCTCTGGGACGTCCTCCAGTCCGGCATGGGTGCCCGCCGCCAGCCCCTCATGCTGGACATCTCCACCGCCGGAAACAACACCCACTCCTTCGCCTACGAAACCCACAAGCGTGCAGAGGATGTCCTAAACGGAACCCTCACTGACGAAGCATTCTTCGCCTACATCGCCATGGCCGACCCGGAAGATATTGATAATTGGGACGATCCATCAGTCTGGCGCAAAGCCAACCCCGGCTACCTCACCATCAAGCCCCGCCACTATTTCGAGACAGAGGTATCCAAAGTCCGCGCCACCCCCTCCGCCCTCCCCGACTTCCTCACCAAGCAGCTCAACATCTGGGCCAACGTCGCAGAGCGGTGGCTTGATCCCGACGACTGGAAAAAAGGCGGCTGCGAAGACCTCGCCGAAAAGCTGAAGGGCCGGAAATGCCACGGTGCCCTCGATCTCGCCAAGGTCAGCGACCTCTCCGCCTTCGCCCTCGTCTTCCGCCCTGATGAAGTCTTCCGCGCCATCGGCATCCGCAAGCACGCCGCCCTCGTCTTCCACTGGTGCCCCGGCGACGACATCGCCACCCGCACCCGCGAGCACCGCGTGCCCTACGAGAGCTGGAAAAAAGAAGGCTGGATCAACGCCACCGCAGGCAACACCACCGACTTCGTCGCCCTCCGTCACGGCATCCAACGGATCTGCGCTGACTACGAAGTCACGGACGTGGCCTTCGACAGATGGGGATCGCTCGAAACCGTCCAGCACCTCCAAGAAGACGGGATGCAGGTCTTCGAGTTCGGCCAAGGCTACAAATCCATGGGTGCCCCCACCTCAGAATTTGAGCGCCTCGTCAAAGGCGGCCACCTCCTCCACGATGGCAGCCCCCTCCTCGCTTGGGAGGCCGGCAACGTAACCTGCGAGATGGACCCCAGCGGAGCCATCAAGCCCAACAAAAAGCGCAGCCGCGAAAAGATCGACGGCATCGTCGCCGCCGTCATGGCCCTCGGCCGCTGCATGGCCCAAGAGGAAGTAGTCGCCGCCCCCACCGTCTGGGTAGCCTAATGCAGCCCCACCCGGTGCGCCTTCTCAAAACGCGCAATCGCCCCCTCCTGCGTCAGCATCTTCGGCACCTTAGTCCCAGCCTCCCATTTCTCCAGCGCCGACTTGCTGATGCCCAGCAGTTCCGCGGCCTTGGCTTGGGTAAGATTCAACAGTTGCCGCTGGGCGATGAGATGTTCGGAGAATGTCATTTGCCAGTTGCGGTTTGGTGGATCACAACGGCATGAGGGGCGACGCCGACAGCGGTCTCCATGACTTCGCAATAGGCTCCACCGGCTTTGTGTTCCTCTGCCGTCTTGATGGCTTCGCGGCGCGAGGAGAACGGAGCCGCTACCTCGGTGCGGCTTCCGTCTTGAATGTTGATTTGCCGGACGGTGTAGATTGATTTCATTGAATTGGTTCTGGTTGGTGGTTTTTAGGAAAGGTCATGATCATGCAGTAACTCGGCGACCATTGCAGGATTCCCAGAGCAAATCAATCTTGCGCTGCTTGGCATTTCCCCAAGCGGCCAGCGCCTCATGCATGGCAACGTGGGCCGTCGCGGCATCGCAGTTGACTGTCAGAATGTCGTCCTCCTGCTGGGTAAGCTCACGCCATGCTGCGGCGTTCAGTGCAGCGTAAGCAGCTCGCAGCTCGTTGAGTGCTGCCATGTGCGCGTCTGTCGGTGGCATTTTTTTGGTGGTGGTCATGGTGGTGATTGGTTGGCCGGGGGATTGAACCCCGGCGGGATGTTTATTCGGAGATGAAAATGGTTCCGGCATAATACCAGCCGGGGCCGTTGAACCCGGCTTCGCGGTGTTCCCGATATTTGCCGGGTGTTTCTGGATTGGCTTCGATTTTTCCGGTATCGGATGACTCGCGCAGACGCCTCTCGGCATCTTGCATGGAGTGGGCTGGCTCAGAGTAGCCGTAGGGATAAGAGACTGTGATTTTCATGGTGGTGATGTGTGAGGGTAAAGGTCACCGGGGGATTGAACCCCGGCTGGTTGGTCAAATCTTAGAGAGCCGATAGATTGAGCTTGGCTAGAATCTCCCTGCCGCGACCGTTGTTGCGGAGGCGCTGAAGGGCGCTGTCGTGCTCACGGGCAAACCAGTAGTTGCCGTCAGTCCATGCGTCCCGGATCATCCCCTTGGCCTTCCGACCGAAATGGGTGCGGACGTAGATGAGGGCGGTGATCTGATCGGAGGTCAGTTGTGTTGTCATTGTGGTTGGTTGGTGACCTTCGGGATGATCCCCTCCGGTGTTTGCATTATCGCACCTTTTACGACACAGTCAACACTTATCATCGCACTTTTTACGATTTCTTTTCCGATCAGTAATCCAACATCCTCTTCACCATCTCCACCATCTCCCACCGATTACAGGTCGTCCGCCGCTCCAGCCTGACAATAATCTGGGCAATCAACCGGAGCAGGCCCGCGTCCGTCATCCCGGCAGCGTGCGCGGCCCGGATCGTTTTGTCGGCGTTGGCTTGGATGGTGGTCATTTGCTCTGCGGATACTCAATCTCCAGCAGCAGCCGCAGGCAGTGGATCGCCTTCTCAATGTCCTCCCGGCCATTTTTTTCCTTATGCCTGGTCACATAGCGGATCACACTGGATTCACAGTAGGGTAGCCGGTTCCGCTGGCAGTATTCCGCAGGCTGGATGGCAAGGGCTTTGTAATGTCTGCCGCCGACTTGGTCGTCGAGGGCGGTTGGTTGGGTTGGTTGGGTCATGGTCTTGGTTTTGGGCTACTTGCGATAAATCCCTTTAGTGCTTTCTTGGTCAGCTTCTCCACGTGATGCGGATCAAGGCATCGACCGCCGTCAAATGTTGCCCATGTGTGGATGATTTGCAGAGCCGTAATTGCTGCCTCAAACTCCTTTGCGTGAGCGATCCATCCGCCCGATTTTAGAAGCCTGACTTGCTCGGAGAGGAAGCCGGAATGGATTGGCTTTTGTGGTTTTGCCTTCATGGTTTTGGTTGGTGGGTTCATCCCTCAAAAATAACGGAGTGCTGCACCAGACGCCGCTCGATGGCCTCAGCCGTCCCTTGATCCACACCCTTCCCTGCCGCGATCTTCGCCGCCAATCTCCCCGGCCCATGCTGCGCCGTCCAGCAGGTCAGGAGCAGCGCAGTATTCCGGTGCTCCAGCAGCTCAAAAAGCTTCTCGGCGAACGCCTCCGTGAACTTCACCTCAGCCAGATCATCGATCACCAAAAGCGGCACATTCCGCAGAGTGGCCAGAGTTTTCCGCGCATCGTCCCGGTCCGCGCCATCCAGCATGGCCGCATTGAGCGCCAGAGCACGCAGGGCGGCTCCGGTGAGCCACCGGAAGGGGATTGCCGCAGACAGCACCATCAACGCCATACAGTGCGTTTTCCCGCAGCCAGACGGCCCATGGATTCCTAATCCCGTTTGCCCCACTTTCGGAAGCCAGACAGCGGCTTGCCGGAGCCGCTGCGAAACGGATTCGATTTCGGCGGCTTGGTAGGCTGGCGGGACGATCTTTTCCCAGGCGTCGCGAAAGCTCCGCGCGGCCTTCGCAGTCGCCTCCTCGAGTGCACGTTTGTCATCACAGGCCTGGCACAGGCAAGCGAGGCCGGCCAGCAGCTCACGGCCCAGAAAGATCACCGCCTCGCGGGTCACGGCAACGCCGCAGATGGGACAGGGTGCGGTGCGGGTCATGATGGTGATTGTGTCCAGCGGTTGATGATCGGGCCGTATTGGCTTTCCATGGTTGGGACAGTCACCGGCTTCCTCCAGAGCCTGGCCTTATCCACCTCGCCTTGGTAGTTGTTAAGAAAGGTCTGCACCTCGGTTCTTAGGAATTGGTTGCCGCTGGTGCGGTAGTAGCTTTCCACCAGGGCGAAGTCCTCAGGGTCAAATGGCTCCAGCTTCCGCAGGGCCTTCAGCTCTTTGTCAGACCACGATGCCCTCGGGCCGCGATCAAACAGGCTGTGGATTCTCTGGCCGTGATCCGTCTTTGGTTGGCGAGGAGCTTTGGGAGCTGCTGCCATTTCAGAATCCAGTTCCAATAAATCCCCCCTTGGGGGTAGGGGGGTAACTGCCTCTGTTTCTGTATCTGCTTCTTGTATCTGTATGGGCTTACTCCCATTACTTTCATTACGCGCCATTACGCGGCCATTACTATTCATTACGCCACCATTACTTTCCCCCGTAGAGGCCCTCCTTTTGTTCTCCCGGAAGCGTGCTTGAGCCTCCCGATTCTTCTCCGCACGATCCGCTTCGTTCTTGTATGCGCGGTATTTTCCATGGTTCACCACCCGCCATCCCCAGACCCGGTGCTCGTCCAGCCGGACCAGTCGCGCTCCTTCCTCATCTGGAGAACGGCTCTCCTCGTCTGGTGATTCCAGCACAACGATGGCCTGCTTGACGCGGTCAACACTTAGGCCGGTCTCCTCAGCGATGGCGCGGAAGTGCTTATCAACCTCGCCCGCCGCAGAGGTATGGGCCAGCAGGTTTGTGAATACGAGGATTTCATCAGACCTTCCTCTTAGGGTTCCCTGATAGAGCGATGCAAAAAGTTTACAATACATTTGGTTTAGGTCGGAAAAATCTTACAGTAATATTACGTGATTACTTCACATTACGCAAATGGTTTGCAGTAATTTAATGCTAGCCCGGCGGGCGTATTTTGTAGTTCTTGAGAAATTTAACCTGCTCCGTGGATAAGGACCGACGCAGGTGGATCGGCTCAAGCGGCGTAATGTCAGACCGCCCCATCGCTCTCACGGTTTACGAGATTGTCTTGGCCCCAGCCCGTAGCTCCTCCTGCTGCGTCCATTTCGCCTTCCAAAGGTCTCTCCTCCGCACCGCCTCCTCCACGGACAGGTAGCACCCAACATGATGGCTATCCCCGCCACGCTTCACCACCACCCGGTAAAAGACCCCGCCATCAAAATAGCGGCCAAGGTAGATGCAGTCAGGCAGCGTTCTCGGTGGCCTTGGTGTTCCTCTGCCTGGCTTCCGGCCCCGCTTAGGCAGAGGCTCGGCCGGCAGGAAACTGGCCCATCGTTTTGCCTGTTCTTTCGCTAGTGCTTTTTCATCGTCGGTCATGGGGTTTGGTTTGTGACGCAGAGCGCAGATTGAATAGCATTAATGGTTTCCAGCTTGCAGCAATCACTGGGCTGGCATCGCAGCACCCGCCATCCTTGGGTCGCTGCGGCGTTTTCCTTCTCCCAGCTTTTCAGCATCTCGCGTGCCCTCGTATGCCGGCCTCCTGACCAGATTCCGCCGTCGATTTCGAGGAAGACTTTCTGGTCTGGCCAGGCAAAGTCCATGCGCCATTTCCTGATCGGATGGAACTTATACTCAGCGACCGGAGCAGGGATTCCGGCTTGAGTTAGTGCAGCGAGGAAGATGCGGTCTTGGATTGGGGTCATGGTTTGGGGCAGTGTCTGGTTTGGTCCTCGGCAGCAACGTAAAGGTCTTTCCGCAACACAAACCATTGCCCCGGCATTTTACCGTCTGGTCGGAAGGAAAAGTAAGGTGATTCAGGACTGATCGATGGCTGCATGGTCCCAGTCATGCCGTAGCTGACGGCGGAAAGTCCTTTGCCTACGTAGATGGCTTGTTTCATTTTGGCTCCTCCAGTTGGTCGACGAGATCATCGAAAGTGATATAAGGGAAGCCCCGCCCTAATGCGCCATTAAGGTACCGTGCAGATAACTCCTTGTATTCTCTCGGGTTAAGCAGCCGGAGCTTTTCGTATCGGATGTAGCCAAGGGCCAAGACTTTGATGTCGAGGATTGAAACCACCCTGTGAATGTCAGCCCTTAGTTTTGCTTTTTGTTCTGGGGTCATATTGTGGTCTCCGGTTTGGGTTGATGACATTCCTTATCATGCCAGCAAACTCCGCAAAATTCATCGTCCCCAAAGTATTCGGGACAGATCGGAGGAATCTCCCGGCGTGCGAAATCCCCTGGGTCACATTGGCATTTGCCTACAATCGGCATATTGTTTTCCCATGCCGCCAGAACCTTGCAGGCCCGCGAGTTGGCAAGCCCAGCCTCGGATGCGTCAGCCTGTGCGTTCTCCGGCCCAAAGCAGGACACGCAGCAGGGATAGCCGCAGTGATGGTTGTCGCAGTCGTTGACTGAGACGACGACGTAAGGAAGAACATCCTTGAGAGCTTTGGCGAGTTCGAGTTCGGTGATCATGGTGTTATGCCTTCCGGTTGTTGGCGATCAGCCAGAGCTTGAAGGACGCCTCGTCCTCAGCAGAATCGTCCAGCACCCGCATCACTGACTTGTCGTAATGCGGCTCGTTCGCGCGGGTGAAACTGCGGTCCTTAATCCCCTCACTGGTTCTGGCTGGGCCGATACAGAGATACTTGATTGGTTTGGTTTGTGCGGCAGGCTTGGGCTTCGGCTTGGAGAATCTAGGAGGGGTCATCTTTTGCGTTGGTTGGTAACGGTTTTCCACCCGGCCAGTGCGGCTGCGTATTCAGCATCCGGCACAGTGAAACTCAGGTGGCAGTTCCGGCATTGGATCGTGGTCGATCCGGCTTGATACTGGGCATAGGCCCCGACCGTCCCGCATCGGCAGGTCTTGTAGTCCAGCTTGAGTTGCAGGACGGTCAGGGCGCGTTCTTCCATTGTTATCGGCATGGGCTAAAAGGGAATCTCGTCGTCGCTGGCCAAAGCCGCGGCATTGACTGCGATCCTCGCAGCAGGAGCACCTGCCACGGTCCCCTCCGGTTTCGGGCAGTAGTAGTTGACCACGTTCTTCGGATCATACCCATCCTTGGCAGGCTGCACCTTGATGCAGACCCAGCCCTGCCGACCTTCACAGTCGGCAGCCTCCAGCTCCCCGGCCTCGTATTTGGCCTGCAATCCGGTGAACGTGCAGAACTGATTCAGCCGCTGCTGGTTGCTGGCCATTAGATACTCAAAGACCGTCGTGACGCGATCGCGCTCACCGTAGACCTTGAGCGAAAGGGCCAGCATCTCATTGCCGGATTTGCTGACTTTGTCCTCGGACTTGATCACCTCAAAAGGATATTTTCCGGCAGGAAACAATCCGTCGAGGGCGAGTTCTTCTGCTGATTTGGGTGCGAATTTCATATTGTTATTTGGTTGGGGTTGGGAGTTTCTTCCGCAGAGCGGTAATGATGGCGTTGGCTTGGGTTTCGTTGACTTCAGGGAGGGTTTCGGCAGAGAATTTCTTGAGACACTTGTCGATGAAGTCCTCATCCACCCTGACCGTTTCCAGTAGACCGGCGATCTCTGCCAGTTGCTCAGGAGTGGCCAGGCTGATGGGCTTGGCTTCCGCCTCGATGAAGTCCTGACCGTAACGGCCCGCGAAGTCAGGAAACTCCAGGCTGAATAACTCCCCCTCAGGGAATCCAGTCAGGCGGGACTTCCGCACCACCGCCACCCGCTGCGGCCCGCGCTTCTGGCAGTGCAGGCCCAGATCAATCTCGTAAATGAGTTTCGGCCATACGTCTGCTTCCTTGCCGATCTCGGTGCGCTGCCCATTCACCAGACCCCATTCAGAAGCCTCATGAGCGATCAGAACCACGTTCATATCCAGCTTGTCGATCCAAGCCACCAGCCGCCGCATATAGGCAATGGCTGGCTTCTTGCTGGCCCCGAAAGCATCCTTGTCCCCCAGCTTCTCCGCCTCGTTGGAAATGGCCGTCTGGTAAAGCTTGGTGATGCTGTCGATGATCAGGGTCTTGTAGGGGTGCGTTTCCGTGGCCAGTGTTTGGATTTCGGAAAGGACGGTCTGGAAATCCAAGGTGCCGTCACTTGGCCCCATGTAGGCCCCGCCGGCTTCCTTCAGTCTGGCCTGATAGTGCTTCAGGTCAGCACCGCCTTCTGTATCCATGTAATACGGCTTGGGAAACGACAATCCGAACCAAGTTTTCCCCACCCCCGAAGGGCCGAAGATGATCATTTTGCTATGGCCGGGTTGAACCTCTTCGGGTTCACGGGCTTTGAGTTTGCTGGGCATTTAGTTTGTGTGGTTTGTGTTGGGTCTGATCGCAGTTTCAAACTGCCTCAATCCGGCGGGAATTCTTAAACTCCTCGACGGCCGACAACTCAAAACGGACGGACCGGCCAATCTGCACGAAAGCAATTTTATTGGCCCTCTTGAGGTTATCGACGGTGCGCTCGCAGATGTTGAGTTCTCGGGCTACGTCGCGTTTCCTGATGAGGTTCTGATGAATAGTGGCAGATGGTGGATTTTCGTTGGTTGTCATTGTGGTTTGTGTATTCAGTTAAGAAAGCTGTGCCCCCGGTCGCCTTAGACTTTTCCGAAGAGAAGACGGCCAAGGGGCATTCCGCCTGAAACAGTCAGGTCGGAAAGTTGATCCAGAACCACCGCGCCCATACGCCACCCCCCGGTATTGTTTGGTTATGCGGCGGTTCTGGAAATTGGTTTAGAGCAGGTTTACTCAAGCTCCCCAAGTATGCGGAGAAGGACGCTGCGGCTCATCTCGCACGCGGAGTGGAAAGTGACCTTGCCCCTCCCTACCGTGTAAGGTGTCTGGATGGTCACTGGCGGCACCGAGATTGATCGCTGCTCTGCCAGCCAAGCCTTTTGTTCGCTGATGCTACGGACGTGCCCAGGAGCAAAGGCTTGCTTCGCTTGCCGCTTGGTCATTTCGTCTGCTGCCACATTCAGGATTTCGTTGGTGTCCAGCAGCAGCGGGATTGATTCATCCTGAAGGCGGGACTGCTCAGAGTATGGCAGCTTCTCCATCATTCGTGCGGCTGGATAATCTGAGATCAGCAGGCAGGGAAGAATCTGCTTACGCCCGATCCGCTCCAGTTGCTCAAGGACTGACTGCGGCACTTTTGATTGCTCTGCCACTTCGTTGATACTTGCCCCGGCATCGAGGTGCTGGCAAAGGAGTTCACCGGCTTCGCGCCAGCATTGGATTCCTTGATTTAGCAGTTCTGAGATTCTGTCGATTTTGCTTAGTGTTGATGTCATTGGTGTATTTGGTTAAGTTGCTGATTCCGAAAACTAGTTTGAAAAAGCTGCGGGCGGATTCCGTTGATGCCTTGCCCGGATTGCGTTTGGCCCATTGACGGACTGCGCGTTGCCTAATTTTTACTGCGGTCCCCTTGCTGATGATTTGCTTGTAGATCTTTGCGTATCCCGGCCAGCAATCGGCAATGGTTTTAATGAAATCGACGCATTCGTTTGGTTTAGAGTAACCGCAGTCAATCAACATTTGCTGCGTTGCACACGGCTTTAAAACCCTAATTAGGTTTGATTTCGTTGCCGTATTGCGAGGATTGCATTCTGGGTGAATTCCGTAATACCAGTATCTGTCTTTTGCGTGTGCGTTTAGTTGATTCGATAATTCAACGGCATTGCTGTGCTTGTATCCCCAGCGAATATCACTAAGTATTGTTTTGGCAAATTCTGAGCCATCGTTGAGTTTGATTGTCGTTAAGCAAACTGCGCAAATTGTGACTGAGTTGATCCATTTTACTTTAACATCATAGGCTTCCGCCCACTGATCTAAATGTAATTTTTCTGCTCCGTTTTTTGGTTTTGAACAATCCTTCCAGACTGATTGAAAATCAGCACCATCGTTGCATAATCTGCGTGATTCATTCCGTGATAGACTCAAAGAATTGCTTCCATCAAATACGTGCATTGCACTGTAGGTTGGCCTCCTAAGCTCTGAATTGCTACCACACGACGAATCCTCTCTCCAGGTTTTTACTTCACCGTCTTTTTTTACCATCGTAAAAGTAGGAAAGACATAAGTCAATCTGGCATCCAAAACACCATAAATGGCTAAGATGTTTTCAGTGCAGTCTCTTGACCTTAGGTAATTATCAAGTTCAGCGCTCATACCGCGATGTGGGTCGAGAGCTTCTCCGTCTCCTGCCATTTGCCGATGGTGCGGAGAAAGGCTTCTGCCTTCTGCGCGGCGGTAGCAAAGACCGGCGCTTCGCATTCAGGATTCATGAATAACAGATTCCGATACTGCCCCCGCTGATCCCAGATCAGAACAGTCTCAGCGTGATGCATCCAATCTAGATTGGCGTGAAACTGAGGCACCGCAGCCTTGCGATAATCTTGGCCGGCCGAATTAGGACGGTTGCCCCAAATCCTCGCCCCTTC